CGGGAGAAAACCTGTGGTCGATGCTCTCATCCGTATGGTAAGGGACGATAACGAATTTCAAATCTAAATTGTTTACCCCAAAATGCTTTTTTTCTAAATTTTTCTTGGGCTTATTATCATTTTACTTTGTAAGAAAGGAGTAAAGTTTTCGGAGGAAAACTATGAGAAAGAAATACTTAATTGTTAGCGGATGGGGAGGAGGTCTCCGCGGCATTCCGGCAATGATTTTTTGGCCGAGATCTCCTCGACTAGTGTCTGCCATTTCGTTCGAAGTGGTTTGCTGTCCTGGAAATCCTTCTCCAATCTCTCAAGAATAGATTTGATGGCGTCCTCGGTGTCCTTGTCTTCTCCTTCTTCCTTCGGTTTGACGTGCGGGACCGCGTCGTTTTCGGGTCCTATGTTGTCAATGAATCCCCGATCCTTTGCCTGTTGTGCAGTCATGAACTCCTCGGCCTTCATGAATCCCCGGACTGCTTCGAGCGCCGAGGTTGAGGCCTTGACAAAGGTGTTCTCGAGAATCCCGTCTACCTTCTTCAGGACATCAAGAAGTTTTTCAATAATATCCTGGTTTCCAGAGCCGGTGCCACTAGCCCGATGGATCATGAATAATGCGTTTTCTGACATGAATCTCTCGTCACCAGCCTCCACCAGGAAGGCGGCGGCTGACGCAGCCACACCCTCAATCATCGTGACGATCTTGGCCGGGAACTTTCTCAACTGGGCGAAGATCGCGAACGCATCAAACACGCTCCCGCCTCCTGAGTTGATCACGACTTCCACCTCGTCGACCGTACCCATCTCATTCAGGAGTTGCTCCACCTTCGAGTCGGTTACGCCGTCCCGGAACATGCCGCGGCCGATAAAGCCACGGATCGACATCTTGCCAATCTTTTTCTTCTTCTTTTCTGGATGTTTGTCGTCATCAACCTCTACGACCTCGCAGGTAACCTCGCCTAGCCGTTTGCTCTCTTTCAGCTTTTGGATCCAGTTCATGTCATTCTCCTCGTTTTTTTTGCGTTTCCATTGAGACTGACAGAATGCGAATCTTTGTTTTCTGTCTGGAAAATCGCGTTTACTCTCTCCATCTTTCATGCATCTCTGAATGAACTTCTTCTTCATCTCTCCCTTTCTGGGTGAGGGATTTTGCGGATCTGCTGTCATTATTTCCAGCCTCCAGTGGGAGTAGCTCATAATGCGAATGCAAGATCGGCTCCCCGTACTCGAGTGAAATGAAAGTTTTTCGTTGCCATCCGTTCATAGCTTGTCTCTAAAATAAAAAAAGCCCGACAGGATCGAGCGGTTAAACTCAATCTTATCGGGCTTTCAAGAAGCCTCTGCAGTTGTCTGGTCTGTCTTTTTTTAGAGGTAGTCAGCGGCTCCGTGGCTAGGAACCGCTGACTGGACTTCCTCAAAGAGACAGGATGAATTGAATATGCTTCACATAATAAGAAAAAAGATCGGTGAATGTCAAGAGTTTTTTACACTTCTTGGCTCCCTTCCACAGTCAAGTCGAACTGTAAAAGCCATCTCCCAGTATCTCCGAGGAACGTCTTCTTGCCTATTTCGACCAGTTCCGGGCGTGCATCCAGGTCGTCCATCTTTATATCCCGTTCCATGTCAAAATTGACCAGATGATAGCGCTCACCGAGGATCGTCTTCAGACTAAATTCGATCGCACCGTGCAATCCGTCCAGAAATATTCCCGGAATTAAACTTGCAAACTGAAGCTTTCCGTAGTTCCACTCCCGGAGGGCAGGTTGTTCCGGTTCTTTAGCCGGCGGATTGCCGGTTCCGAAATCTAGAACCCAACAGTCTTCGATCGATGGTCTCTGTCCATTCTGGCTGTTCCCGAGGTTCCTCGGATCGAGCGCCTGGGCTAAAGTCCAGAGGGCACTGTTCTTGCCAAAGACGCCGCCATCATATCCTCCCGCCCAGGTTCCGAACTTAATCGGGGCGGCCGCGCTCTGAGTTAGAGCCCTGGAGAGATAAACACCGTCGTCAAAGCCGGTGAGATTCTCATAGAATTTCATTTTGAATCTGGCCATGTCGAACGTTGTGATGATAAGAGCCTTCTTGACGTCAAATAATATGGTTTCTTTCCCGACCGCATCCTGGATCGCAGAGAACATATTTTTGACATTATACTCAGGGGCGATCCAGCCGTCCAGGCTCTTAATTTTGTCCCATAAAGTTCTTTTGAATATCTCTTCCGCCCTGCCATGGATGAGCTCGAAAATGGTTTCTATCTTTAAGCCTCTGGCAATCCCCCCGAAAGTCAGAGCTCCAACTGACACACCTCCGAATAGATCCACGCGATCCCGGAGCCCCGGGAAGATCTTAGTCAATCTCTGCCAAAAAATCATTGCCGGAATGCCGCGGAGACCTCCTCCCCATCCGCTAACAATTAAGTATTTCTTTCTCATAGTTTTCCTCCGAAAACTTTACTCCTTTCTTACAAAGTAAAATGATAATAAGCCCAAGAAAGATTTAGAAAAAAAGCATTTAGTAACAAATATAGAACAATCCACGCACGCCAAATCTCCCACCGGGAGAAAACCTGTGGTCGATGCTCTCATCCGTATGGTAAGGGACGATAACGAATTTCAAATCTAAATTGTTTACCCCAAAATGCTTGCCATCTATTCATTTTGGTTTATTCTCCTCACACCATTTGCAATAAGAATTTCACCTAGCTCGGTTCGACTCAACATTTCTAATGTTCGCAAATTGTATACCAACACTTTGTTGGATCCCCGGGGTCTTCATCCCATTCAAGCATGATGTTAACCTTTTAGTTTTTCATCTGGATGGCGCCGTACTCATCGAAGTAAATCCGGTTTTTCCAGAACGTGTTCATATATCCGCATTTGCATTTAACTTGCATGACCTGAGCCATAGGGCCAGCCGAGACGAACAGTAGCCGCCTCTTGCCCGCTGGGTTGCACCTCTGGTTCTGGCACCTGTACTCAGTGTCGAGACGGATCCCGTTACTATATGCCGATTTGGGGAGGTGAGTGCTCGAGTTTATGTCATTTAATATATTCTCAATAGCTGTTTTTATCTGTGCCCGGCCAATCAGTGCAATATCATAATCGAAAATTCTTTGCCCATCCCTTGAAATTGCTCGTACAATTCCAGATAAAGGCCACTTCTTCCCGATATCCTGAACATGAAATACGAACCCTTGATAGTTCAGACCACCTCCATTCATTACGATCTTGACCATTTCGTCCGTGATTTGTCTCATGCCTTAACGAAATCAAGTTTCCTTGAGATACCTGAGACGTTCATGGTCGTAAGTACCTTCGCAAAATCCCCCAGATCCTGAGTCTTGGCGGCGAACTGCCTCATGACCTCGGCCTTCCAGATCGAGAGGATCTCGGTGTAAAGTTCGTCGGCGATTGCCTTGACGAGCTTCTCAGAGCTATCCTGTATATTTAAACCTACGATCAGAGAACTCACCAGAGCCCGTATGTTCGGAATCCGCGTCGAGAGACACATCTTTTCGACTCCGTTTACAGAAATGCAATCCTCGATCACTTGGCGCCCCTTTATGGCCATAGTTCCGGCCAGGGCCTCGAGGTGATTCGAGACTATTCTGCTGGCCACCGTTCTTCCTGGTGCAGTTTTCTTGGCTCCCCGAAGCCGTAGAAACCGGCCACTATGAGTTCGAGAGTATTGCAGGACATAGGATCGGTCGTTGTCGATTCGTTTTATGGTCGGGGTGATATTTGCCATATCATCTAGCTGATCCTCCTCAAGTCCTAGAAGCGGGGCCTTCTCTCTTTCCCTAATCCACCGTTTTATGTCGTCAGTCATGTCCATCGCGTCAGCACTCGAATATTTCGTGAGTCTATCAGCAAACCCGTCCAGGTCATCGAACTTGAGATTCTCGATCCGGAGTTTCGGCGATGCCGCTCCTGGGAAGTTAAACTCTACTAGCTGAGGAATCTGCGACATGAGACCTGATGGCTCATTCCAAATGTTCTCGATACGGCTCGCTTCTCGCTCAACATTGCAAAAAAACATATCGGCACCAACCTTGGTCAACGCAAAGCTGCCGGTCGCGCCCTCACCCTTAGTCATAAAATTCGCCAAGACGTTGAAAACAATCTGGTGATCATGCCAAGTGACCATCTCGAGCACACTACCTCCTCTCTGTTGGCCTCCTCCAAATATATCTAAATCCCAATCTTTGTTCATCGCAATAAATCCCTCTGAGTTTGATCTCAACTCCTTTACAGCATCAATAGCTTCTGGTGGGATCTCGCCGGATTTATTTGTTTTTATTCTTGGAATCCCCATTCTAAATCTTTCATAACTAACCATATCACCTTTTATCAAAAACATCTTCGCCTTCCAGTTGATCCAAGCCGGCCTAAGGGCAGAGAAACCAGCAAAATTGTTACCTTCTTTTTCGTATATCGATAGAACGATCTGTTCAGCTGGCATAGGCAAGGGATCACGATCTGAGGCGATATGGATTTGGGTCTGACGGACTTGTTTGAGCTGACCCATGATCACATCCCATTCGAAAATAGTCTTCTGTTTTCTGAACTCGAGATTTGAGAGCCAAATCTGGCCATCACGCCGCTTGTATGCTTTCTCGAGGATCGAATGACCGAAGTCAAGATATGTCAATTGTTGGCTTAGTATGTCGTCCCATCTAAAGAAGGGACTGTCGAACAAGTTATCCTCAACAAACTGCGCGATCTTAATATCCACGTTGTCTTCACTTGCTGGCTCAATCCTCATGGTCGCCCCCAGGATCGGAACTTTTAATAGCATCATACTTTGCCTGGTCCTGACGCAGGACTTCCTCATGAACTCGACATTCTGGACTATCTTGAACGGATCGTCCCATTCTATATTTTCATCCTCGCCTATGATTTGACCCGCGAAGTTGTCAGTCCCGGTTGTCCCTTTCAGTCTCCCGAACCCCTTGTTGATACGGCGATCCTTTATTTGATTTACAATCCCGTCGGCATGTCCGGCGTTGACTATGTCATTAATAAACATTACAGACACCTCACTTCATTTTTTCCTCTTCTGTCTTTTGTGCCGTGAAATTTTGAGCCCCAGTATTTTTTCTCATTATACCCGGGTGAGAGAACCAGCATCCCGCTATATAAGTCCTCGATTGGATCTGCTTCTCTTTCATCCCATCTATGATCAAAGAGTACTTGATGATCTTCGCAATAGGAACCAGCCCCGATGATATCGCGGCGGCATTTTTGGACGGTTCCGTCCGTACCGTATATATGCCATTTGCAGGTCACACCGACTTCCTCAGAAAGCCATGGATTTCTTTACTGTCCTTGACCATACCTCCTGGAGAATCCACATCCAAAATTACAGAGAAGCGTTTGATTGACTCGTTGGCGCTTTCTGTTGATTTTGCGAGACCCAGAAAGGATTCAGATAATCCAGTCGTTTTAAAAATGGCCTCTCTCATGGCATCATAGTAAACCTGTAAGGCCTCCTGTTTGGCCTCCTCCCTAACATCCTGTATCGCACGGTAGATTCCGTAAATCAAACAGATCGAAAATAATAAGATTACTACGTGGAAAGGTTGCATGTTTCCTCCTGTCTTTTATAGTTTTTGAAAAGTAGCGCAATTGTCTCAACCTCGCTCAGGTCATGGAATTTTCGGAACCAGATCCGGAAGTTATTTTTTTTAATAAGTAACGAAACCAGAACCAACGAAACCAAAGCCATGTCGAAAATCTCAAATAAGGAATTACAAAATACAAACGGTAAATTACAATCAATTTATTCATGGACTATCGCCTCCGCTGCCTATCTTGCCACGGGCGTTAAAGTAATGAGTCACGGCCATCCCGGTCAGGGCGTGAATGACCTCAGCATTCTGGACTCCTTGAATTACACAAAAAATGCTCCCCGAGACGAGAATAAGGGCAAGCAGCGATCGAACACTTCCTGGAGGTAAAAAAAGTGGGTTCTTGTCGTTCATAGCAATCTCCTTTTTTAGTTAGTTATGCTAAATCTAAAACCTTTCTTCACCAATTAATTAACTTTCAGATCGCATTTGTTTCACACGTTTTAAATTCGGCCTGAAATAGCCATTTTTGTCTCTTTCAGTTATAAGATTCTTTTTTTCTTCAAATTCTGCCATTTCAGCAAGATTTACAGGTGGTAAACTTGCCCCTTGATCTGAGTACTCCCGTAGTTCTATATATCTTTCTAAAGTAATCATCTAAAATCCTTGATAATAGGGTTTCATGACTCACTCACATCTGGCTTAACTGCAATATTCCTGCCATAAAAGTACAAAACCCCGCCTATAAATGCAAGTAAAACCGCCCCAAAGAACACCGTCGCCGACCGCTGCCAGTATGTCTCGGGACGGAGTAGGAACCAGAACCCGACCTCAGCTGCCAAGGCGATGATCATGAGAGCGACCTCGTATTTCTTTTTAATTTGTGGCATCTGTTATCTCTCCGAGTATGCCACCCGCGAGTAGCTTATAGGCCTCGTCTGACTTCCTCAGTGCCCCGTTGCTGGCGTGTAGCAGATGATCTTGGCCATCGTTGCACTTTTTGCAGTTCGGGAAACGGCACCCGGCCGGAATACAGACGTCAGCGATTTCCCTGAACACTGTCTGGTTGCGTTTTCCCTCTTCGTTGAGCTCCGGCGTCCAGAAGATAGTCTCAGCCGGTCCAAACACTCCCTCGTCCCAGCCACATTTTACACAATAAAACTCCGAGCCGCTAAACATAAGCGTCGAGATCATCGGAGTCCCGCAGTGTACTTTTAGTTCAATCGTCTCTTTTCCCATAGTTTTCCTCCTGGTTAATTTGAATACAGTCAGCGCAGATAACTCATAAGCCGTCTAAATACATTTGAAAAAATTCTCCTGTCTTCCTAACCTCAAATTCAGAAACCAAATACAATATTGCAACTTCCTTACGGTCCTGATCTGGTTTTGATCGAACTTGTCTCCCAATGTAATCACAAAGTCCAGTCCAAAAGTCCCACCATAGGGTGGGATTTGAATCAAATGCTGCTGCTCTATCAACTACAAAAACAAATTTCTCAGCCTTTACTAATTCTGCGTAAGTCATTTCCATTTCAAAACTCCCTCGGATCAAAAAACGGTTTGGCGGCCGCCTTAACCGCCCGGCTCTGTTCTTTGTATTTCTTCAGGGATTCTCCCCCGTCCTTTTGCATACATAACATAGTGAATCCATATTCGGCCGCCTTCCCGGCGTGACTGAAGCGATCGTGTCGCGGTTGGGTTGCCCCGGGTTTCGGTCGATCCTGGCGGTCCTTTGGCCATTCCCAGTATCGCATCGCGTCAATAAACGGCTCGCAACGGGTTCCATCGATCTTGATCCAGCCCTTACTGAGCCAATCATCTATTGTCTGAAGGACGACGCTTGTCTCATGTGGATCGCAGTGCACGATCATGAATCCCTCGCTCTCATAATACTCCTGGAGCGTGATTCCGGTCGCGATCGTCGTCGTCTTCACCTGGGGATCCCCAAACCCTTGAATCCGTCTTGTATATTTCATGATTTGCTCGACGTCTTCAGAACTAATCTGTATATAATTCATTAGCATTTTTCTCAGCGCAATCGCGACATCTATATAATCGGAGTAGTCCAATTCGAGCCAATCAAACGCCCGGAGCTTGACGCCGTCCTCGCCTCCATCCTTGAGGAACTGAACGAACCCGACGCTCGTGGAGTCCACGAATCCGAAATCCCACCAGAGGAAAATCGGAATGTTCTCGAGGAACTCGACATCGCCGACGTTATCTCTATAGTTAAACTTACCCCAGACCTTCCCAACCGCACTCTCCTCGAAGCTAATATCGAGGCGTTGCGCAATAAAGAAGTCGGTCAGTCGTTTCCGCTGTTCTTGATACCACACTTCATCATAGTTCGGATTTTCTCTCCAATGAATTTGAACCTTTCTGAAATCATAGTGTCCTTTTTTGAAGTGAAGATCCGCGAAGAAATTGTTTCCTCCCAGGGGATAGCTTATATAATGCCGATCGTTCCTGCAGCTCATTGTGAGGTTGACATGGATCGTGGCCATATTATCGACACTGGCAGCCTCATCGACCCGTGCCCTGGTGACACCGATCCCGACTCCGGCCGAGGACGTCGGAGCTTCGAGGGTGATCAGGTTGCCGTTCGACACATTTCTGATGCTGCCTTTCTTCCATAGAAATTTAGAATGATATGCCTTTCCGAGGGCCATAGCCTTGAGCCAAGTCGGAAGTCGATCATACATATAGCGCATCTTCCCAGCGACTGAGTTCCAGTCGCTGTTCTCGCCGCCGTTGTCGACCGCTCTCTCGTTCCTGCTGGTCCAATAGATATTCTCGCCTTCGGCGAACAGCCAGAGCCAGAGATCGACCATGCAGAACGAGATCGTGATGATCATGCGCTGACTCTTTGGCCAGTAGGCATTCCCCTCCTGTAATATTTCAGGGATCACCTTGTTCTTGAGATAGGGATATTTTGGATATTTGTCGGTCTCGTCGAACGTAAAGACGTAGTGAGTCGCGAAGTAGTAAGCGCTCGAGCCACATCTGGCGTACTCTTGCTGAAGGGGGTTGTAAGTGTCCCAGTGTTCCTTGAGATGTTTGAGCTTAGGAGGGAGGGACGTCTTCGTTTTTACCATAATTCAAAATAGATTCTCTTGTTTAAAGCCCTCGATTTTTGGTTCTTTGAACATATCTATTGTTGTGATTCTGGATTGTTCAAGCCTCTTAGTAGCGTCTCGGAAATAATCTTCATCAAGTTCAAAGCCCACATAGCCGAAGCCCTCTTGCTCGAAGGCGATTAGGCTACTGGCACTTCCTACGTGGGTGTCGAGTATCTTGTCGCCTGGTTTGGCGTAGTTTTGGAGAAGCCAACGGTAAAGGGCAATAGGTTTTTGTGTTGGGTGGATTTTCCCGTCCGTATCGCTGTTTAGTGTTCCAAAATACGGTAATTGGATTTTCCTGCAAACAGACTCAAAAGAAGTCCAAGCAAGCTCACCATCCGAGAAAGTCTGGAGCGGGTTCTGTTTGTCCCAGTACAGAAAACATTTAGTCGGTGGTAATTGAAAATTATTATAACCCCAAATAATTTGATTGTCAGACACCCTAAACAGTTCGTCAAAATATTCTTGTTTTGGTTTACCATACCATTGTTTCATATTCCCATTTTTACTTCTCATGTCTTTGGTTGGAGCGTTCTCCTTAACATCCCTGTATTCCGTGTCTACAATAGCTAAATCAAAATAATTGTCAGGAAACTCTTTCATCCCCTCCATGCAATCCATGTTGTAAAATCCAAAGTCGAGCATCTTTATGCCGTCACCCGCTCTTTGATTTTAGATCATACTCAACAGATTTTTCAGCAAGTAACCCAAGATTAATTTCCTTTGAATTTCGACAATCATTACACAAAATAATAGTAACCTCTAATTCGGGATCGGAATCAGAGCCAATAACAACTTCTCCTCCGGCACCCATGACTTCAGCCAAATGAAGGTTACCTTGAAAATGTTGAGTCAAGCCGAGAGTTGAGTTCACCTTTTGTGGGTTAATGAGAGCAATGGACATCTTAACCACATAGAACGCGGGCGGTAATGAACCTCCACAATTATCGCATGGCCTAAGATCACTAAGTTTCATTTTCGTTTCCTCCTGTTAGTCAATCATTTTCATGCTGTCACTTGTTCCTTGATTAGGTCGAAGTCACCAGGATATAGCTGCAAGGATCGGAGGAAGGCCTCGGCTGTCCCCCGGGATCTGAAGTGAGACTTTGGATAGGACCGACTCTGGTTCCTATAAATGTGCCAGCGGTTGCGTGCCCGGCGTCGTTTCCTGATCTTTGTTGCGTTCTTCATATCGGCCCTCCTATTTTCTTAAAAATAAACTTGGCTTTTGATAACATCTTTTCTTTGTCATCCTCGGCTTATCTGTCATAACATATCATAACTTAACGCATCTGACTTGACACACCGGAACTTGACCTTCCAGAACAGAACCAATCGCATCTGACAAAACTCACCCAATCCCATCGCACCTGAACCAAACTAATCTGACACAACACGCCTCACCTGATCCCGACTCAACCAACTCAACCTATCTGGCCTAACTTATCCCACCTGGCCGGACCTTGCCTAACCTGATCTGACGGAACTTATCCAAACTTGCCGGAACTTACCCAATCTGACTCGTCATAACGTACCGTAACAGACCTTAACTCAGCAGATCATATCTGCCACAACTAATCAAGGCTCACCTCTGCAGAACTCGCCTTACCACGACTCATCTGACATGTCCTAACCAAATTCACCGGACCTTAACTAAACTTAACGGATCTGACGGAACCAATTATAACGAAACGAAACCAATCGTATCTGGCTTAACGCGACAAATCTAAACATAACCGACCTTACCCCAGCTGACTCAACCCGCCTCGTCATTACAGAACGCAACACATCACAGCTAATTGACTTCAAATTCTCCGACATGGAACATACCGAAGGTGTGACCCTTCTTATTTGGCCGATCCTCGCCGATTCCAGAACAGAATCCAGCGAGCTCGAAAATATTCACTATCTGCTCCGGGGAGATCACGTCCTCCAGAAACTCAACTTTTATTGACACCTTCCAATTCTTAAACTCCGGCCGGTATCTCAGATCAGTTGTCCCCTGACCAATAGTGACGACATCCTCTCTCATGATCGGCTCATCTGATTCTATACTGACCCACTCGGCCTCCTTGAAACCCTTTACGAAAAACATTTGACGCGCCGAGGCCATTGTGATCCCATCAGCTTGCCTGCAAGCCTCGACAGCCGCAGCCTTGAAGGCTCGGGCCGGGAAGATGTATCCGCCGTTCTCATTGGTATACATGGCATCCTTGAACTCCTGTTCTGGGTTCCGCGCCTCTCTGACTTTCTTCGCTTTCTTCTGCTGCTTGTCACGAATCATTTTCTTCGCCTTCTCGCTCATTTTGTGCATGATCAGAGGCGTATCTCCGATTAGTTCAATGGTCATGAATTTCCTGACCGGCTTATGAATGATGATATTGTCTGTTTTTGTGTTCATTTGTTTCCTCCTGTTTAGTTTGAAAATAAGATCCAACTCATGACGGCATCTCACCACTCGTCGATTGGGGGCTGCATACGTTCCCTAAAGAATGGCAGAAACCATTCAAAAAAGAAATAGGCCAAGCCAGCGTCGATTCCTATCACAACAACAGTTAGCAATACATGCCAAGGCCATGTTTCAAACATGTACAAACGGCCTACGAATTTTCCGGCAATCTCCAAATCCTTAATAAAAAACCCGAGATCCAGTCCAAAACACAGGATAAGAAAGTACACCAGGGTCTGGCATCTTTTAAAGTATCCGCAGTATGGACTCTTGATTGCGACCCCTACCCCGGGGCTCCGTCGGGAACTCGAAGATCCTCGCGTCCCTCCAGGCCTCGATGATCCTTGCAATAACGATCATGATTCCACCTCATCCTCCAATTCCTCGCGAGCTGCCTCGGCTTTCATTTCGCAGTTTGTGGCCAGTTGCTCGCAGGCGTCTCTCCAATCCTCTTTCGAGAGTTCCTCCCCGAGTTCGTCCAGTTTGTTTCCTATTGTGTCAACAATTTCCTCGACTGTCATGATTTCCTCCTTCGTTTGGTTTTTGTTTTCGCTTGGATCTGCTTCTTTTTCGCCATGCCATTCGTCCCAGGAACTGTCGTCACCTCGACGAACTTGTCGAAGGCCTCCGGGTGTTTCTGATTTAATATGGCTAGAACATTGATCGTCTGTTTTAGTTCTGGGGGAACCACATTTCCATCCTTATCTGTCGGTGCCTTGGGTGCTGCATCAAGACCATTGAGCCTTGACCGTCTGGAGCTAAGACGTAGACACAATCTAAAGGCTTCAACGAAATCACTCGTCATAGACACTATACCGTTGCCATCTACCGTAGCATTAATCACGTTCGGGAATATCTTCGTCCATAGCATATCAAGCCGAGCGTTCTCAAGCTGGCGCATTTTCTCAATCTCGGGGCCGTTCTCCTCGAGCATCGCACGTAGTACCTTCTGAACACCCTGATAGGCGGTAGACCTGGAACATTTTAGCTGATCCGAAATCTGTCCGTAGCTGGCACCACTACACCTGAGATTGAATGATTTAATCGCCCTAACCATGGATTGCTCTTTCTCTCCTTTTCTACCTGGGATGGTTCGACCTCCATTGTTTAATAAAAAAATGACGTGTAACTACTTTAGAAACAAAGGTTTGATTGTCGAGTTTCATGCTTCTTCTATTTTTTCAGGTAACAGTCCTGTGTATTGATGCCAACGTTCTAAAACTGTTGCACAATAATTTGGCTCAATTTCCATGCCATAACATTTGCGGTTTGTTTCTTCGCAGGCTATTAAGGTTGAACCTGAACCGAGGAATGAGTCTAAAATAATTTCCCTAATATTTGTAGAATTTAATACTCCACGGACAAATAGTTCAATTGGTTTTTGTGTTGGATGCTTCATTTGCAACCCTTTTAACCTTGTGGCTTGCCAAACCCCATTCTGCCTTTCTTTTAATTCCCTCCTTCCAATCATACCAAAAATAAGCCATTCATTGTCACCATACGAACCCTTTAAATCTCCCAAACCAGGGTGGCATTTATCCCAAACAATTACACTTTTAATTTTGCCAATTTGACAACAAGCTTCACTGAACTCATTGAAACAGTCCCACCTGCACCAAACATAGAAATGAGTGTTATCTCTAACAACTTCTGGAATAAGACGAATAAACTGCTTCCCTGTATCAGTTGTGTCATCGTTAGTAATCTTCCGGTCAGTTCTTTTTTCTTTTACATGCTTAATTTTACTATCCCAGGCGTTTGACTGATAAGACATTCCATAAGGCGGATCAGTGAACACCATATCTGCCTTCTTCCCATCCATCAGCCTTTCAACGTCCTCTTTCTTTGTAGCATCCCCACAGAGAAGTCGATGATTACCTAAAACCCAAAGATCGCCTGTCTTGACTTTCCATTTTTTATTTAACTCTGCTGCGCGATCAATCAAATCAGCGACATCTGTCGTTTCGTCCTGCTGGGAATCCATCAGTAATATTTCCTGGATATCGAGTTGAGGAATTCTGATTGTTGGAGCAATTATTTTGAGACCCTCAATACCAAAAAGATTGATGGCGCCCTGTGTGGTGACAATACCATGGGAAGACGAGAAACGTGCAATATTCGCAATGGCTTCTTTCTTGGTTTTTGCTTCGATTGAAACGACCGGCAACTCATCGGGTATTTTCCAGCCTTCGTTCTTCATATCATCAAGTACGTCAGTTCTTTGCACTCCATCCAATAAAAAGTCTTTACCGTACCAAACAAAAAAAGGCGCAATAAATCCGACTTTCTCAAGACTATTTCTTAGCGTTCGCCTTCCCTCATCGTCTAAAGTCTTAAAATCACCCTGCATGCTTTTTAGCTTCTTCCAAGGCATTCGCTTTAGATTTCCCTCGGGATCGCATTTGATCTTGAGTGTCTTCCTCATGAAGGGAGATCCGCTGCTTCTTTTTGTTCTCCGAACTCAGTCTCGATTGCCTTAGCGAGGTCTTCTGGGAGTTCGGTCTCGCCGTGAGTCTTCAGGAGAGCCTTGAAAACAAGATACCAGGCCTCCTTTACTGTCAGATGCTCATTACATTTGGAGGACGTATTTGGCAGCTTTCCGGCGTCCCGATCTTTAAATCGTCTCAGAATCAGCATAGCGTCGAGCACTGTCATGTCGTCACTTCTATTTCTTTTATTGCTTGCATAATCATCATCGCTATTTCCCATTGGATTGTATTTCCGAGGGCTTTAAGACGGTGTACCCTATCGGTAGGTGAAACATCCACTCTACAAAGCTCGGTTGCAACTTCAGGCCAGGGTTTTTGCCAATAATCGCATCCTTGTATTTTGGCCTCTTTCCGGAATTCCCCGCGTACTTCGCCTGAACCATGTCCTGCATTGTTGCCATTGAATCTGTCGGAGTCGGCAACATCTTTACTTGAGCCGATAGCTTCGGTTCTCCTCGATTGTTTCTCGCAAACGCCCTGTCCGCTGAATCTTCCGCTGTTGGTGTCTTGAGCATCTTTGGAAGCATTCTCACCTGATCTGCTAATCCCACTTGAGGGTCGCTCGGTTTTCGATTGCTCAATTTCTTTACTGAAGACTTCGCTTCTATGATGTGGCTGCTTGGTGTTCGCAGCATTTGAATTGCCTCGTTCGGGTTCGGGGTTCGTCCTTTTCTGAACCTCTCGCTTCTCACCGACTGAGTTGCTTTTGGTGTTCCGAGCAACGAGCCAGACTCTATCCCTTTGGTGGACGGCACCGATGGCGCAAGCTGGAACACACAAAATGATCGGCGTTCCGTCAATGAGTTTGGGCAATTCAAATCCTGCTTTTTCAATATCGTCAATGATGATTCCGAGTGACAGTATTTCTTGTCGTGAAAATATTTTCTCATATAAGTCACTCTCCGCAAGACGCTGAACAGTTTTGTTTTCCATTTTAGATGGACTATATTGCTCTGCAATGCTGGTGAGTCCAGCAACGTTTTCAAAAATAACCCACTCTGGTTGGACACATCGAGCGATAGCAATAGTTTGCGGCCAGAGCCAACGGTCGTCTTTCGTGCCGAGTCGCTTCCCGGCAACACTGATTGGCTGGCATGGAAAAGATGCTGTGAGAAGAAAAGTTCTTCCTGAATATTCGGTTCCGTCAAAATTTTTGATGTCTTTTTCAATTCGTACATTCGGATACTCCTGTTTAAGAAATCTGTAAGGCCAGACCTCAATTTCGCAGAATATATGTTCAAGGCTCCAGACATGATCCGCTGCATAAGAGAAAAGCCCTAATCCGCTGAACAAATCTATGTGTATCATGCGACTGGCGTTCCCGCGTGGATCTTGTCCGGGCGCTCGACTCCTTCTTCCATGACGGGACACTTCTCGACCTGGGGATCGGTCACTGGCTTCTCGTTTCTGAAGTTCCTGAAGATGTTCATGAGCGTGAGAATGTCTCCCTCGGCATACCTTTCGATCTCGCCGTACTTTTTGGCCGCGAACGCCTCAGCCACGTCGGCACCACTCATATCGCCCTTTGGATCCGGGAGTCCCATGGCCAAGGCGAGGGTTCTCATGGAGACGAACTTGCTCGCAGGCCAGAGCTCCATCGTATCGATATGTGGAATGAACCAGGGCTTGACGCCGATCACGTCCAACTGTGCCGGAATCTGAATTCCGTCAATCAGCATTCTCGCCGCCAGGAATGGAATGTCAAACGAGTTCCCGGTGTGAGTGCATAAAATTTCGCAATTATCATGAGTCGCCTCGAGGGTATCTTTGAAGTTCACAAGCATTCTATGTTCATCTCCGAGACATTCTGCC